CACTCACTCTATCCGGGGCAAATGTAACTGTTCCTGGAACATTGAATGTTAATGGAAACACAACTCTTGGAGATACAAACTCCGATGTTACTACGGTTAACGGCGAATTAAGAGTCACTCAAGATATCACGGCATTCTATACTTCGGACCAAAGGTTAAAAGATAATATCACTCCAATCCCAGATGCTTTGAATAAGGTCATTTTAATCAGTGGTAATACATTTGATTGGAATGAAAAATCAAACAAAGAGGGTAATGATGTTGGTGTTGTTGCACAAGAAATTCTTGAAGTTTTACCGGAGGCAGTAACAACAAGAGAGAATGGATACCTCGCCGTTCGTTATGAAAAACTTGTCCCACTTTTAATTGAAGCAATTAAAGATTTAAAAACTGAAATTGATGAACTAAAACAAACAATCAATAAGTAAAATGCCCACTCCATCATCTGGTGCAATTAGTTTTACCGATATAACAAATGAATTTGGTATTGCCGGTACAAGGTCAATATCAAGATATTATGGTTTAGACGCTGGTATTCCAAACAGCGGTCAGATAAAGTTTTCAGATTTTTATGGAAAAATAATCAATGCTACAAGAACTATAGGTGCGGCTACAGATTACAATGCCTATAATGACCTTTCAAATGCATCTGTTACGGGTGGATATAAATCAATTGCAACGATTATTACCAATAATCTGCCAGTTAAATATTACTTAACTGTAAACGGAACAATAAGTGCATCAAACACTTCAACAACTGCCTTCAATACCGGCAGTTTTCCTGCAGGATCTTCACTCTATCTAACAAATAATAATTACATTGTGGGTGCTGGCGGAAATGGTGGAAATGCAAACGGCGGCGGCGGTAGTAATGGTGGTCCAGCATTAACTTTAAATGTTACAACTTATATCACAAATAACGGAACAATTGGCGGCGGCGGAGGTGGCGGCGGCGCAGGAAGCGGTGGTTGCTTTACTCAATGTCAACAAGTTGGTTGCTGCGAGCAAAGGTGTTATACTGCTTGTGCTGATGGTGGTGGAGGTGGTGGCGGCGCAGGATCTGTTGCTGGTTCTGGTGGATCTGGTGCAAACAGTGGTACTGCAGGAAATTTAACTGTCGGCGGCGGCGGAGGCGGCGGCGGATATTCTCGAAATGGGGCTGCAAGCGCCTCAGGATCTGCTGGTGCAAGTGGAGGAAATCTAGGGCAAAATGGTGGAAGTTCTTCTGGTGGCGGAGGGACGGCAGGCAACTATATAGTTAATAGTGGTTTTGCAACTTGGTTGGTAACTGGATCTAGATTAGGAGGTGTTGGGTAATGCAACCAGTAGAATTTAAAAATTTTAGAGATAGTAAAAATAAACTGCTGTTAAGTTATTGGACTATGAATAAAGGTGAAATATTCATCACCTGCGACTTATCAAAAACTAGTCTTGAATTGGGAGAAGATAATCAAATAGAAGATTATGGATGCACTTTTGTAGCCGAAGGAAGCTTTACATTTCAAGAAATAGGAACGGATACAATTACTACTGTTTATGCCGGAGATTGTTTTAATAGAAGACCTCAAAAAGCAGTGTTAATAACTGCCATAGAAGATAACACACACTGGTGTTATTCTTTACATGTTAATAGTTTGTTTACCACAAATGAATCTGAAGGAGTGGAGTGGGAGTGTCCAAGTTCTGCAAAAACTTTAAATGGTGAGCAAATAAAAATATCAGCAGGAGAAACGATAGAAGTAGTTGATAAAAACAAAGATCTTTATCTTGCAAATCCAATATATAAATCAGAATTAAACACAATCACCTATAAAAGTCCTACTCAAGAAAATTTCACCAACCTTAATTTTGGTAAGTATTTAAGAATTAAAAAAGGTGAAGTTTTTGAAATTCAATCTGTCATTGATACTTATATTCCAAAACTTTATTATATTACTAGCCAATCATAAATAGTTAAAAATCTAAAATGGCAAATTATAAGAAGTCATTTAATTTTAGAAATGGAGTCCAAGTTGACGAAGATAATTTCGTTGTAAATGCGAATGGCTTGGTTGGAATTGGAACAACAATTCCAGAATCTTATCTTTTAAATGTTTATGGTGATACTAGAGTTATTGGACTAGTTACTGCAACGAGTGCAAAAATTGGTGACTTGAATGTTACTGGTGTTAGCACCGTTGGATTTTTAACTGCGTCAAATATAAATGCTTCTGGAGTCGTAACTGCAACAACTTTTTATGGAGATGCTGCGGGACTAACTAACATTTATGCAATTGCTGTTGATGGTTGGTATGTTTCTGCAGGCACTATTTCTACAACATCAAGTGTTGGTGTGGCGACAACCAATCCAACAGGAACTTTACAGGTTGGTGTTGCAGTCACGATCAATAATAATGGAAATGCAACATATACGGGAATCATAACTGCTGCGAGTTTTGCTGGAATTGGGTCAGATATTACTCAGATTAATGCTTCAAATATTTCTTCAGGAACTTTATCAAATCCTAGATTACCTCAAAGCATCAGCGTTTCTGGGATCGTAACTGCTGCAAGTTTTGATGGAATTGGGTCAAATATCACTCAAATCAATGCTTCAAATATTTCTTCAGGCACTTTATCCAATCCTAGATTACCTCAAAATATTAATGTTTCTGGGATTGTAACAGCGTATAGTTTTGCAGGATTTGGAACAGATATTTCTGGAATCAATGCTTCAAATATTTCTTCAGGCACTTTATCCAATCCTAGATTACCTCAAAGCATCAGCGTTTCTGGGATCGTAACTGCCGCTGGCGGATTTGTTGGGAATGTAACTGGAACTGCAAGCACGGCACAATCACTAACAGGGACCCCAAGTATTACTGTTGGAAATATAACGGCTGCCAATTTAAATGCAAGTGGAATCATAACTGCCACTACTCTTGGTGTATCAGGACTTACAACAACCACAAATCTAGTTGCCCAAACAAGTATTGGAATTGGAACAACTAATCCAATTGGTGATTTGCAAATTAGAAATGCAACTGCTGCATCAATTCTAGTTACAAGTGATACTCAATCCGCACTTATTTCTATTGGAAGAAGCAATTCACTACAAACTTCCAATGGGGTATTAAGATTTGGAAATACTAACGTAAGTCAAGAATATAGCACACAGTCTTCTTTAGATATTATCAATTATGCTCTTGGAAATGTAAATAATTACTTGAATCTAGGTTCTTCTGGTGTCGGAACTGGTGCATTTAATTGGATTTATGGGCAAAATGCTAATACTCCATTAATGACTTTGACTTATGGAGGTTCTCTTGGAATTGGAATTACCATTCCATCTAACACTCTACACGTAGTTGGAACGTCAACAGTAACTGGAAATTCTTATGTTTCTGGCGACCTTTTTGTCTCTGGAAGTGTAGATATTGGTTCAAATCTTACGGCAAACAACTTTAATGCCAATACATTAACTGGTTCTTTAGTAGGATCTTTGACTGGTAATGTCAATGCAACAACTGGAATTTCCACATTTAATCAAATTCAAGTAAATTCTGCAGTAGGATTTACAACAGTTACTATTAGTAGTAATGTTGGCATTCAAACATCTCCATCCGCAACTTATCCTCTTATAGTTAATGCTAATAGTGGCGCATTTATAGTCGATATACTTGGTGGCATTGGAGTTGGAACAAATGTATTTACTTATGCTCCAGCTCTTGCATATAGTGTAAGTGTTGATGCTGCTCGTGGTGTTGGTTATTTTCAGGGTGTTGGAGTTGGAACAACGACTCCAAGTTCTTTTGCTGATTTTAGTGCTGCTGGGTATAATGTTCCAAATCTTGGAAGTATATTCCAATTTATGATTCCACCTAAAGTCACAACAACGCAGAGAAATTTATTATCAATTGTAGAAGGTGGTTTGATTTATAATGTAACTAATAAAAGATTAGAGGTTTATAATGGAATTGGTTGGTGTGGTATCGCTACAATTCCATAAGATGAGATACTAGGACACTTGAATAACTGTCCACCGAGTCGCAGTGGGGACGGTTTTCTGCTATAATAGTCCTATACGCGATGAGACCCGTGATTCAACTTCGCCCCCACCAACAAGTTGCTCTGGATGCTCTGGCACAGCACACCAAAGGTATTTTGGCAATGCCAACTGGTGCTGGTAAGACCAACGTCGGTATTTTTGATGCTATTCGTGTTTTTCAGTCTAGCACTCCCAAGACTGTTGTAGTGACGGCACCCCGCATCCTCCTGGCAGAGCAGTTGTCTTCCGAATACCTTGAGTTTATCACCAATGCTTCTGTGCTGCACGTTCACAGTGGTGAGACGCATCACTTCAGCAGCACTCGCCCCAATGTAATTCGCACTTGGTATGAGCAAACTCAAGGTCATAAACTGATTTTCACCACTTACAATTCTCTGCAGCAACTTGCAAAGGCAGATATTGAGGTGGATACGATTTACTTTGATGAGGCACACAATAGCGTTCAACGTCACTTCTTTCCTGCTGTAGAGCATTTTGCTGCTGAAGCAAAGCGTTGCTACTTCTTTACTGCAACTCCCAAGTATTCTGCCACCGTTGCCAAACCTGGTATGAATGATGTTGCTGTCTACGGTAATATCATCGCCAAAGTTCCTGCTCCCGAATTGGTACAGGGTGGCTATATCATTCCTCCTAAGGTGATCTGTAAGCAGATGCGACTTTCGGTCAAGGGTGAGGATATTGCCCAACGTGACTGTGAGTATCTACTTGACCTTATCTTCAATCCCAAACAGGTTACTGTAACTGATGGTCTGATTGATTATTCAAACTCT